GTGGGGTCAACGCCCGTTCTACCGTCCCGCAATGCAGGCAGGTTCGCCAACGACCACCAGTCATCTCCCCATATGGAGGCTGGATGTAATCCAAGTCGGATGGCAACTCTGTCTGCTTGCGGTTCGGGGACACCATCTTTTTTCCAGTTCCATACTGTTGATGAATCTACGTGGGCAATCGTCGCCAAGTCTTCTATGGTGATTTCGTTGTTGAACATTTTCTCCAACGGTTCAAACGGAAGGCGGGGTTGCTTGACGAACATTAGAAGGGTTCTTCGTCCAATGTTTTGTGGCGTGGTGCTGGTGCTTCGTCGCTGACTGACCACAGTTGTGCGTCATCGAACTTCGCTACTCGCTTGCCTAGGTACACGGTTTTGTCTTCACCTTTTTTGTTGGTGACCATGACCTGTTCGCCTTCTTGTCCGTCGTGGCGTATTTTTACGCCCCACGTATCGTCTTTCAATTTGTACCATGATGCTGACATTATTCATCTCCTCTGTGTTGTATTAGGTTGGTTATTTTGTTTCCGTATCCTGCCACAAGTTGTTCTAGTTGCGCAACTTTTCGTAGCAGTTCACGTTTGTCCTCACGTAGTGAGTCCAAATCTCTTTGGAGGTCGCTTATCCAAGCGTTGTAGAAAATGGATTCGTTGTCACTCATTTTGGTTTCCTCAGTTTCACTTGTTGTCTTTGGTTCGGGTTGAGTCCGCCCCAGATGCCGAACGCAATCTTGTTGTTGATGGCGAACTCGGTGCATCGTTGTTTGACGGGGCAAGTTTTACATATTTGGATGGCAACTTTTGAGTGCTGGTTGTAGCCGATGGTCGGGAAGAATATGTTTCTTTCCATGCCTTTGCAGGCTGCTTCTTCTTTCCAGTTTTGTTCTCTGTCGTTGAGTGTCCATTCGGATAAGAGTTCCATGTAGGTGTACTTAGAGTTTCCACGGCTGCCACCCGTTGCCGTTGGTTTGTTGGGCATAGTCGTGGATGGCTTTCGCTGAGAGGAGGTTGAGGTATGGGTCGAACAGTTGTTCGCATCCAACAGTAGGCAATATGCCGATGGTTTGCAAGTATCCCTGTGGATACCAGCGTGTTGGTAGGCACCATGAACGGTCGTTGATTTGGGTGAGTCCTACGTCTGCGGATTTGTCTCGGTTGAGGGTCGTGTTATGGGCATCAGGTTGGCATCGAGATTCACGCCACAGCACATAGTCGAGGGTGGGGAGCAGGTCATCCGTCCAACCTGCTTCCTTTGCCAACCCCCACCATTGAGGACAATGGGCGTCAACAGGGGCAGAAGGGGGGGTTGTGGTGGTCTGAGACGCAATAGGAAGCGTTATGAGCGTCGTTACAGGGGTGGGGGTAGGTGCAGGGGGGGTGGTTTCGTCAGCGCCTTTGAACGCTGCGAAGGCTAAGGCGGTTGAGGTTATGGCGAAGAGCCTGGGTATCCATTCCATGAGCATCACCTTTCGTTAGGGGGTGGTAAGCAGCGCAGTTAGTTCGCTGAACTCGGACAGTGACATCAACACTATCCCATCGGTAGTCCCATCGGGCATCGCCACCATTATGAACGGGCGAATGTCGCCCAAAGCCTTCGCCGCATCAGACTGGGCTTTAGCGGTTTGGAAACGGGTAGCAATCGGACCGACCTGCAAGCCTGCTTTGACTTCGGTACGAAAATAACCACCCCAGTTTTCTTCGTGACGTGTAAGGTGACCGCCCAACCCCAACTTTTTACGGGCACGACGCGCCTTCGCATCCCCCTTAGTCCTATTTCTACGACCGCGAGCGGCAGGGTCGGCACACCCTCTAATGCGGCGTACGTTTTTTCTGTCTGGTCTTCCCAAAGTGCCAAACAGCGGGCAGTTGTCCAAGGAACATCTGTCTCTGTTGCCTTGACATTCACCTTTGCGTTCATCGGTCACTTCATTTCTTCAATCATGTTGATAACCAAACTTGCCTCACCTTTCGTGAGGTGCTCAATCTTTTTGAGGTCGGGTTTGTTCAACATGTCTTGCACCTTTTCAATCTTGTCGGTGTAAGCCCCGAACCCTTTGCCTGAAAGCATGGCTCGAATCTTTCCAACTTGACCTGCTGATGCTGGCTCGTCAGGGTTTTTGATTTGTGGGGTTTCGTTGATGCTTTGCGCTGATGGGAAAGCGTCACGGATTTGTTCAATGAATTTGTCTGCGTTCTCCACATCGGTCGCTGTTGGTGCTTGCTTCAACTGGTTGAACTTGTCGCGCAGTTTCGGCATGTCGGCATCAGTCAAGTTGGCGAGGTCCACTTGTGCTTCGCGTGCCACTTCTTGCGGGTCGAAACCTTGTTTGGCGCACGCTTCACGGAACTTGGTTACCAAGTCGGGTCCGACTTTTGGTGTTGGCTTAGGTGTTTCCTGTGCGCGCACAACCTTGGACATCTCCTCGCGTGATGGGCGTGGGGCGGTCTTCGATTGGAAAACGTAGTTCGATAAAGCCCTCCCGATTGCGGACGTCTCTGCGTTCTCCACGTGAGATGTCTTGTTGACGGGTGACAGGTCGCGTACTTCTTCTGCGTACCCTGTTGCTACTGGGCGTGGGTCAGAGATGTCTTTGAAAATCTCTGCACGGAACACGACCTTGTTGTCGTCGTAGTGGTGAATCTGTGTGAACACTTGCCCGTTCGGGAACTGTGCCCAGAACTTCGCTAACCGTGTCTCCACTGTCTCATAATTATCTAGGTTGAATCGCATTGCTATTTGTCCTTTCCGACCACACGGAATGTGCGGTACGTGCTTGTTTTTTTGTACTTCCCAGCCAAAGCAGGATGCTCGGCTTCTAACTTCTTGGCATCAAATGAGGTGCGGCTTGACGTCTTCCATGTTACGAGCAGTTCATCTTGCATCAACCCGTACTCGGACTGACCCAACATCTCGCACAGTTGAGCCTTCACCAAGTCTTCCATTTGCTCAGCCTGTTCTTTTTGTTGCTTCGCCAACTGGTAACGCTCAATCAAAACGAGTGCATCTTGTGGTAGTTCGATGCCACCGTCGGCTCCGCCTTTGCCTTCGGGGAAACGGTCAGCGATGTGACGGTACTCAATGACAGCATCATCAGGCATCATGCCCATGTCAATGGCGGCTAGGAACTGGCGGCACTTCTCGATGTGTTTCTTCTTTTCGTCTGATGACACAGGCTGAATAAAGAAATGTAGGTCAAGGGTGGAATCGAATATGACCCACGTAATTTCGGGGACTCCTGTGCAGATGGCTTGTTGGACACCTTGCCAATACCAGTAGTCGGGTAGTTTGCCGCGCCAAATTTTGTTTGTTGTTTTCTGTTCGAAGACCCGTCCGTCTGCGCTCATGGAGTCGATGGTGGCAATGAGACGCACGCCTGGTTCGTCGTATGCGAACAGGATGTTCGGTTCTGTTAGCGAATGTCCTAACAGTTTCGCTGCCCATTCACGGATGGGGGCTTCCAGAGTGGTGCCGCGAAGCATTGCCGAGTTCGGTGCTTTCGGTGCTGGGGGGTTCGCTGCCAGTAGTTCAGTGGCTAGGTCTGCGACGGTAACGAATGAGTGTTGTCCGTGGACTGCGGCACAGGCGGACGCTGCGATGCGTGCCTCACCGTTCTCGTTCTTCCATCTGACGTTCAACCATTCCTGTGAACCGTGCGCAGGTTTAGTGATTTGCGTAAGCATTTATTGACCTTTCTCTTGTAGTTGTGTTGTCTCCTGTTCACCATACAGGAGGGGTGTGCGTTAGTCAAGCATCAAATTGTGGGGTTCCTAGCATCACAACTTTTTGTACCATGCCGACAGGGATGTGGGTGACCATACCAACAGTGTCCATGTCTGGGTCTTCGTTCGGACAATAGGAACAAGTTACCGACAGGTAACCTTCCAGCAGGTCAGCCCACAACCAGCCAACAGACACAACGTGTTGAGGTTGCGCTTTGTATTCCCTGGTGTTTATCCAACCGTTCGGAGAATCAAACGCATCAACCCAATGCACGGCAACAAGTGACCAAGGGCAGGCGCTAATCATAACTACTCCTTACGCATCATATGACTGGTCGTATAGCAGGGCGCACACATCGGCAGGTTTCAGCAAGTATCCCCATGCAGGGTTGTCTGAACGGCGCGCGAAGTCGCGTGATTCCAACGTGTCCTCGTTCGCTTTAATGAATCGTTTGAGACGTTCGGTGGCAACGATAATGAACCCGCCATCCATAGAAAAGATGTACACCCACCATTCGGCTTTGGTTACCTGCAACCCTGACGGTATCCATTTGCCGCATTTGCGTGGGTTCTGTCGCATCTCGATTGCCATGTTGCCGTTGCGATACCTGTCCGATTTAACTTCGAACGAACCTTCGACAAGGCTCTCCAACATTTTGCGGATACGACCCTCACCCATCTGCCCGTATTTAAGGTCAGCAGCGAAATTGAAAGTGTTCTTCTCGATGTCCCATTTAGAGTTTTTCAAGGTCATCCCACTGGCTCGCCAGTTTTAAAAAACCTGTTCAACTTCAACGTCGTCTGCTTTGACGCTTCACGAATCATCTGCAAACAACCCAAGTATCCGATGGCATCCACCGTGTTGTCAGGCAGTTCAAGGTTGTTGTCTAACTCGTGCATGAGACGAGAAAGTTTTACGCACACCATGAACAGCACACCATCTTCGGCGGTCATCACATCGTCGCCTTTGAGTGCGTTGTAAATGGAAACTGTTCTCGAATAGTCATCGAGGGGATGCGAGTAGGTGTTTTGCCTGTCGCGTGTAATCAGTTCATGGGCTTGGAGAAGTATCTCCGCGCCTGCGGTTGGGTCGTGCATCTGGTTTCCCCTTGATGAGTTGTCGGGTTT